CTTTAAAATGGCTGGATGATAAAACGGAAATCATGCACCGTGTAATGTATGACCCGCGCGCCAAGTTCATTCGGGCAACCAAAGAAGGCGATGGGGATTTTGCAGCTTTTGGTCAAACTGTGATCGAGACAGTGCCTAACAGAGACAGGACCGGGCTGCTTTATCGCTGTCACCATCTGCGTGATTGTGCATGGGTTGATAATGCGGAACTGGAAGTTGACACAATGCACCGCAACTGGAAAGTCCAGGCACGCGCATTGGCCCAGATGTTTCCTAAAACCGTTTCAAAGCATGTTAAAACCATGCTGAAAGATGAGCCTCATAGGGAAATCAAGTGCCGGCATATTGTTCTACCCTCAGATGAATACGAACTGATGGAAAAGCCGAAGGGCAATAAAAAGCACCCATTTGTATCGATCTATATTGATTGCGAGAATGATACGTTGCTGGAAGAAATGCCGGTTCCGTTTTTCCGCTATGATGTTCCCAGATGGGTAACGGTATCGGGTTCGCAATATGCCCATTCCCCGGCAACAGTGATTGCATTGGCAGATGCCAGAATGTTGCAGGAAATTACCCTGACATTGCTGGAATCAGGTCAAAAGGCCGTTGATCCGCCATTGAAAGCCACAAGCGAAATGGTTGTCGGCGGTGTCAATATTCAGGCGTCCGGCATTACATGGGTTGACAATGAATATGACGAGCGAAGCGGTGCGGCTATCGAGCAGCTTTACAGCCAGCCTTTGGCTTTGGGATGGGGTGAAGCAAGAGAGCAAAAGATTGAAGAACTAATTTCCGAAGCGTTCTTTTTGAACAAAATCGCTTTGCCGCCTGCTGCTGTATCGGGTGATATGACCAAATGGGAAAGTCAACAGCGGGTAGAAGAATATATTCGCGGTGCCTTGCCTTTGTTTGAGCCTATGGAAGTCGAATATAACAACGCTCTGTGTGAAAGTACATGGAATGAATGCATGTTGGGCGGTGCCTTTGGTCCTGCTGATGATATGCCTGATATTCTCAAAGGCCAGGAACTGCAATTCACATTTGAAAGCCCGTTGAAGGAAGCCAAATCAAGGGCCAAATCTCAAGCATTTATGGCAGCTTCTGAAATACTCGCTACAGCGGCGGAACTTGATCCGACTACCAGACACAACTTTGATGCCGATAAAGGCATGAGGGATGCGCTGACGGGCGTTAATGTGCCTTCTGACTGGATTGTAGACGAAGATGAGGCTGAGGCAATGAAAGAACAGGAACGTCAGCAAATGGCCGCTCAACAAGCTATGGAAACAATGGGTCAGGGCGCTGAGGTTGCCGGTCAGGTCGGCCAAGCTGCGGATATGCTGAATGGCGGATAAAAACGCACCATGGATGCCGGCGGATTACAATAAGGCCATTACCTCTGCTTTTCAGTCGATCATGATTCACAAGAATGCCAACCAGCACCAACAGGAATTGGCAATTGACTGGATCATAAATCAGGTCTGCAAGACGCATGATATGTCTTATCGGCCTAACAGTGAACGCGATACCAACTTTGCTGAGGGCAAGCGTTTTGTTGGCAACCAGATATTGAAGCAAATCAATCTTATAATGAAGGATGAATGATGCCAGATCCAGTAGTAGAACCCGTTACCGAACCAGTAGTTGACCCTGCCGCATTGGCTGTGGACCCTGCTGCCCCTCCTGCGGAACCCGTTGTTGCTGACCCTGCTGATCCACCCAAAGACCTGCCCAAAGATGCAGTGAAAGATGTATCGAAAGACGCGCCTAAAGATCCTCCAGCAAGTGACTGGCGCGATAAAATGGCCGGTGGTGATGAGAAGTTTCGCAAGCGGCTGGACCGATTCACTGATGAATCTTCCTTTGCCAAGTCCTATCTGGCGCTGGAAGGCAAATTAAAGTCTGGTGAATATACCAAAGCACTGCCGGAAAATGCAACAGATGAAGAAATTGCCACATGGCGCAAGGAAAACAACCTGCCTGAAAAGCATGAAGGCTATATCGAAAGCCTGGAACTGCCTAAAGGTCTGGTACTTGGCGAAGAAGACAAGCCGGTTGCCGAATTGTTTGCCCAACGCGCGCATGATTTAAACTGGACGCCCAAGCAATTCAATGAAGCTGTTTCATGGTATTATGAAAATCAGGAAGCGCAAAAGGCACTACAGGCGGAAGCTGACGATGCTTACAAGCAAACCGCTGAAGATGAATTGCGCTCCGTGTGGGAAGGCGCTGATTATCGCCGTAATGTGACTGCTGCAAACAATCTGATGGCAACATGGCCTGATGGCCTTGCTGAGGCCGTGCAATCGGCGCGTACTGTTGATGGTAATATTCTGGGCAATCATCCAGCCTTTACGCAAGTGATGGCGCAACTGGCTTTGGATATCAACCCGGCTGCATCGATCACGCCAACCGGCACAAGTGATCCAAGCAAAACCGCACAATCACGATTGGATGAAATCAGGGAAGCGCGCAAAGCCGATCCTGATGCTTACGATCAGAACAAAAAATTACAGGCAGAAGAACTGGAACTTATTCAGATTATGGAAAAGGTGAACAGCCGGAAATAATCTCAGCCTGATACAGAATTTACGTACCCGCCTGATGGCGGTTTTTTTATGCGTGAATACCCTAAGCGCGGGGTATCGGACAACCCTTTATGGCCCCGAAAACAAGCGCAACTAAACGTCAAATGTGAAGCCCCTCAACCACGACTAGCGGCCCCGTTAGCGGACAACCCGCCACGTCTTGCAAGAGGACAACCGGAACTTCGACACAATTGAAAAATGATGAACTTTGAAAGGATCTCATCATGTCAGTCGAAGCGGCAAAAACCCAATATCGGGAAGCCTTTATCGATCAATTCGAGGGTCGTATCAGCGTCATGCGCGCTGCCACCACCAAAGAAGCAATGTCAAGCGGCAATACTGTCAAATTCCTTGTAGCCGGTTCCGGCTCTGACACAGCGGTTACTCGCGGTGTTAACGGCAATATTCCCTACGGCAACCCAACCAACACGCAAAAAGAAGCGACCTTGGTTGAAAAACACGCACCATATGAGTTGACAGGATTCAATATCTTCTCATCCCAGGGTGATCAAAAAGCGATTATGCGCAAGGCGTCTATGAGCGTTATCAACCGTGATATCGATCTGACTTGCTTGGCAGAACTCGCAAACGCAACCATTGATACCGGTGCTTACGCCACAGCTAGTATGGCAATGATCGGTAAGGCCAAGGCGTATCTTGGTAACAACGATGTGGCAACAGAAGAGCATGATAATATGTTCGCTGTGGTGACTGATGGCTTCATGTCCTATCTGGAAGAAATGCCTGAATTCGCCAGCGCCGATTATGTTGACGTCAAGCCTTTGGTGGGTCCAACCCGCAAGATGCTTCGTTGGCGCGGTGTTAACTGGATGGTGTCTCCACGCATTACCGGCGCGGGTACCAGCCAGGAACTTTGCTACATGTGGCACCGTGATGCGTTTGGTTATGCGTGCAACATTGGCGAGGATTCAATCAACATTGGCTATGACGAAAAACAAGACACGTCATGGTCAAGGGCGACAATCTTCCACGCTGCAAAAATCCTCCAAAACACTGGCATTGTGCAAATCAAGCACGATGGTTCAGCGTTCAACCTGAGCTAAGGAAGGAATAATTCATGACTTACTCAACTGACAATAAACCGGCGTTGTTTGGACAGGCAATCGGCGGCGGCGGTCAAATCTGGATTTACAAAAGTGCTGACGTTGATTCCGATGTCAATGGCTCCGATTACTTCTCTGATGGCGATGCCCTTGGAATGAAGGCCGGTGACATTGTGTTCGTGATCGACACAACCACGCCTAAAGGGTCGTTTCACTATGTCTCGACTGTAACGGCTGGCGGGGCTGCGACTGTGGCCTTCGGCGCTGTAGCATAGCAATACGGGCGGGGCTTTATTGCCCCGCCTCTCAACTTCAACAATCAGGATTAATCCATATGTCGGAAACAACCGCACAAAAAATGCTAACAAAGAATTTCGGCTTGGCAGAATTCAAGCGCCGGCGTTGGGCCGCTGATCTGGATGAAGCGCAAAGCCTGGAAGATGCCCTTGAACCCGCTTTCTGGTCACACATGGTTGAAGCCATTATGGGGCAGGACAAAAAAGGCGGACGCGGTGATATCATCGAAGTCTACAAAGCCGATACATCACAATTTGCCGAATTGCTGATTGTGGAAATCGGCGTTGGTTATGTCAAAACCAAACTGCTGCGTGATACCGGCGCTGACGATGCGCAATTGCCGGAAGATGCACCATTGAAAACCAAGTGGAACTTTGGCGCAAAAACCCATGATGTTGTCCGCGCTGACGATGGCACGTTGATTCAGGGCGGCTTTCAAACCAAATCGGCTGCAATCGAGTGGATTAACAATCATCAAGTGAAGATGGCTGCTTAAATGGCGTCTAAACTCGGCATATACAAGGAAAGCCTTGGTCATCTGGAAGAACGCACGATTACCTCTCTGTCAGAAGACAGGGAGCCTCGTCGTGTGCTGGATGACTATTACGATGGCGTATTGGCCTATTGCCTTGAAAAGGGCTATTGGAATTTTGCCATGCGTGCTGTCCAGGTTGATACCTCTACCAGCATATCGCCAACATTCGGCTATGATTATGCCTTTCAAAAGCCGAGCGATTGGGTGCGTACTTATTGGGTGTCAACGGATGAATCCATGGACACACCATTAAACGAATACAAGGATGAGAACGGGCTATGGTTTGCCAACTTTGACCCGCTTTATATCAAGTACGTCTCCAGTGATTCCGCCTATGGCGGGGATTTGTCAATCTGGCCTCAGAGTTTTGCCGATTTTGTAGCCTTTAGACTGGCTAGAATGGCCTGTAAGCGTGTTACCGGTGCTTCTTCCCTGCTGACGGAACTAAAGCGCGATGAGAAAAAGGCATTAGCCAATGCCGCATCCAAAGACGCCATGAATGAAGCGCCTGGCTTTGCACCTGTTGGCACATGGGCAAGGTCAAGGGGTGGTGACAATCGCAATCTATCGCGTTGGGGCCGTTCGTAAATGCCAAAGCAAAATGTTCCTTTACTCAGCTTCAACAGGGGTGTTGTAAGCAAAAAAGCCCTTGCCCGTGTGGATATGGAGCATTTACGGCTATCTGCTGAAACGCAGACTAATTTTATGCCAACAGTGCTTGGCCCGATGATGCTTAGGCCGGGAACTGAATATATCTCCAGCACAAAGGATGATGCCGCGGCAAAGCTGATGCCGTTTGTGTTTTCAACAACCGATTTGGCTTTATTGGAATTTACAGCCAGTGCCATGCGGGTGTTTACCATTGCCAGCGATGTTGAAACATTGATTACTCGGCCTTCGGTTGATACTGTTGTGACCAATGGGGATTTTTCCGCAAGTACGGGCTGGACACTAACGGCGACAGGGGCAAATGCCTCGGCAGCAATATCAAGTGGGAATCTAACCATTGCCGCACCTGATATCGGCGGTCTGGCACAAGCCAAAAGGTCTGTGACTGTAGCGGGTGGCGATCAGGGTACAGAACATGCATTCAGGATAGTGGTTACGCGCGGTCCTGTCACATTCCGTTGCGGTACAACTGATGGCGGGGTTGATGTAATATCGGAAACCTCACTGGATACCGGCACGCATTCATTAGCCTTTACCCCTGATGTCGGCACGATTTATGTCCAACTGGAAACCATTACCGGGCAAAAGAAGATTGTTGACGGGATCACTATTGAATCCTCCGGCACGCTGGAATTGCCAACCTCTTACACTTCGTCTGATCTGGATAATCTGCGGTTTATTCAATCGGGTGATATCATCTATATTGCCTGCAATGGGCAGCAACAAAGAAAGATTGAGCGCCGGGCTGCAAGGTCATGGTCGTTTGTGCTTTACAAGTCTGATACCGGTCCATTCCTGGGCACTAATTTCACCGATACAACGATTACACCAACAGCCCAGACAGGCAATACTAACCTGACTGCCAGCCGGAGTATATTTTATCAATCTCATGTTGGTTCGCTTATGCGGTTGTTTTCTGCCGGACAGGTTGAACAGGAATCAATTGCCGCGCAAAACACCTTTACTGATGCCGTACGTATTTCAGGGGTTGATGATTCCAGGGCGTTTAATATCACAAGGGCCGGCACATGGTCGGGCACACTGACACTGCAAAGGTCGTTTACCTCTGCCGATACAGGGTTTCAGGATACCACTAAGACTTACACAACAAACGGCACTGAATCTGCTTATGATGATGGTCTGGACAATCAAATAGTCTGGTATAGGATCGGTTTTAATACTGCAGATTATACCAGCGGCACGGCGGTTGTGACGTTGGAATATTCAGGCGGCGGCGGTGCTGGTATTGGCCGGATTGTGGCTTATACCTCTGGCACGGTTGTTGAAGTTGAAGTGTTGTCGGATTTTTCCTCAACCGATGCAACAACCAATTGGAACTTTGGCGGCTGGTCTGATTATAGCGGGTGGCCTTCCTCTGTAACGTTTTTCGATGGTCGTTTATTCTGGGCGGGTGCTGACAAGATTCGCGGTTCTGTATCGGATGATTATACCAACTTTGATATTGACTATGAAGGCGATGCCGCACCAATTGATAGATCTGTTGGATTTGGTCCGGTTGATCGCATTAACTGGCTGTTGCCTCTGGGCAGGTTGATTGTTGGCCGGCAGGCGGCAGAAACCTCTATCCGATCGGGTAACAGGGATGAGCCTATCACGCCTACACGGTTTACATTAAAGGATTCTTCTAACAAAGGATCCTCTGCTGCCCAGGCTGTGATCAATGATACAAGGGGTGTATTCATTCAAAGGTCAAAGCGCCGGGTTTATGAATTATCATTCAATGTCAATGAACAGGATTACGGCGCAAATGATTTAACCCGTTTGGCTCCTGAGATTGGTGGTGATGGTTTGGACGCCCTGGCCATTCGCAGCCAGCCGGATACTGAATTGTTCTTCGTGCGTGATGATGGCAAGGCTCCAACCCTGCTGCATGACAGAGACGATGAGGTTTCCGCATGGTGGTTGATCGACAGTGACGGGGCAGGCGGTGTTGTTGAAGATGTAATAGCACTTCCCGGTGATATTGAAGATCGCATTTATTATGTAATCAAGAGAACTGTGAATTCTCAAACTGTCAGATTCATTGAAAAACTGGCAAGGCGTGATCAATGTACAGGACTGGCCGAAGCGCGTTGCGCTGATAGCCATGTGATTTATGATGGTTCAAGCACAACTTCCATGACCGGGCTGGATCATTTGGAAGGCGAAAGCGTTGTTGTGTGGGGATGGGATGATGCCGACACTTCGGGCAAGGATTTA